ACAACCTGCATCACAAGTAGCAATTTTATTTATAGTTTCAATCATTCAAAACAATCCTATAGAAGCACCATTATGTCCTGAATGTGAGAAAGAGGAGGTGTTGGCATGAAAGTAAAAAACTTTTCTAATATCCCTATCGAATTTCTTATTGGAAGTTGTATAACTTTATCTGATGAGGATGAGGGTAGGGTCGTTAAACAAGTGTGTATGGACCTTGATAGACATTCTATTATTCTTATTGATGATGAGGGTAATGGAATGTATTGGGAGTCTTTACAACACGCAGAGATCCAGTTCCAGGGAGGTAGGTAAATGAGTCAACATACTATCTCTATGTCTTGTCGAATAGATGAACTGCCAGAACATCATCAGGTAACTATTGTTCATTTAGTTAATCATCTTGCAAGCTTACCTGGTGCATATCAAGAAAACGCTATGGGTAGGCTTGCAAAGATAGCTGTAGAGAATCCTTGGCAGGATGACATAGAAGGTCTTGAAAAGTTTCCGTTACACGATGAGGATTTTGATTATGAGTGATTATCCGTACAGTCTTAATGCCATTGCTAGTCATCTAAAGGATCTATCAAAGGAGTTATCTAAGTTATTAGATATTAGCCATGATGACGCATGGGAAATGTGCATACAAAAACTTGATGATAAATTTTTAACAATGGATAAGGAGAATCATGATTCAATGTCCTAAATGCGGCAGTGTTGATACTATTTCACCACAGGTAAGACAAAGACCTAACGCAAACTATGTGTGGAGATCAAGGACTTGTAAAGCTTGTGGTAAGTTTTTTAGCACAAGAGAATACAGCCTGGAGGAACTTGCTAAGTTGATTGATGAGGATAAGGAATCTGTGGTGGATTTACGCAGTCAATGTGATGATCTATTAACAGACCTTACCGAACTTATAAAACAGTACAGAACAACAGATGTCAAAGGTAATTAACTTTAACAAGTATAAATACGAACGTAACAAGGTAATAGATGAGAAGATAGCTAATGCAAAACTAAGAATTTTTGAATTGGAATGTCTTATTGAAGCATGGAGACTGTCAAAGCATGAGTGAACAGGTAAAAATTGAACAGGAAATGCTTGATCGGGGCTACGCTTCTCGTCAACGAAAAATCCAGAGGTGTATTGAAAAAGGAAGAGAATCAGAAACAGATTATGCACGTAACATGATCGCTGCTGGTCTTGAACCTTATTCAAAAGCTATACAGCAGTTTATTGATAGGTCTTGGAGGGGTAAACCAGGGCCAAAAGCTGTAGCTGCTGTTAAATTGTCAGAATTTCCTGATGTAGATGTTGTAGCTTTTATTGCTTTCAAGGCAATCATAGATGGTGCATCACAGGGTAATACAGCTACACAGATAGCTATTCAGACAGGTCGTTTATTAGAAGACGAAATAAGGTTTAGTGTCTTTGAAGAGGAAGATAAACGACATTTTACTGCTGTTAAAAAACATATAACTGATACAACACACCCACGTTATAGACGCAATATGATGATAGGCCACATGAATAACAGAGGTTTTGTCTTTAAATCGTGGGCAAAGGAAGAGAAGCTACGCATAGGAATGAAACTATTAGATCTATTAATCAATACCTTGGGTATGGTTAAGGTTGTATCTAAAAGAATGGGTAGGACTACACAAAACTATGTGGAGTTCACTGAAAGCATTGACGAATGGATGAAGAGACAAAGGGTAAATAGGTTTGCAAGCTATCCAATCTATATGCCCTGTGTAGAACAACCTATTGAATGGACAAGTGCTACTGAAGGAGGATTTCATACTAAACGACTGCAACATATTAAAGCTATTAAGAGCAGGGATCTCTCTTACTTACAAGAAGTATCAGAAAGAAAACCAACAGCGTTTTTTCAAGCATTAAATTCTCTACAGAATACGCAATGGGAAGTGAATATAGATGTTCTTGAAATTGCTCAAAGCTGTTGGGATAGAAGTATAGAAGTGGGATGTTTGATTGATGCTGAAACATTACCACTACCACCAAAACCTTTTGATATTGATACCAATGAAGATGCCAGGTTGAGATGGAGGAAGGCAGCTAGTCTCATCCATGATCAAAATGCACACGATAGGATGAAACGATTTCAATGCCTGACATTATTGGATACAGCCCTGTATTACAAAGATGCTCCTTTCTTTCATTGTTGGCAAGCAGATTTTACAGGTAGAATCTACCCTGTAGCTGCTGTGTTTAATCCACAGGGTAATGATTTAGCTAGAGCTTTGCATAGATTCCATAATGGAGCAGCAATTAAGGATGAGACAGCTAAGAATTGGCTAGGAATAGCAGGTGCTAACTCTTGGGGTCTTAGTAAAAGTAGCTATGCGGAAAGAATTGAATGGGCTAATACAGAGGGAGCAGCACTAGCAAGACAGGTGGCAAGTAATCCAGAAGCTACTGTTAGTTTGTGGTCTAAAGCTGACGAGCCTTTTCAATTTCTAGCTTTCGCATTGGAGTGGTGCGAGCTATTAGAGGTAGGCTATGGGTATATATCGAAGCATCCTGTCCTGTTAGATGGCACTAATAATGGCTATCAACACTTTGCTGCCATGACTTGTGATCAAGACCTCGCAGTAAGAGTTAATCTTATTAAGTCTGATAAAGTACAGGATCTTTACGATGAGGTAAGAGCAGAATTATTAACAGAGTTAGCTGATAGTGATGACCCGTTAGCTGTTGAATGGTTAAACAATAGAGAAGTTATTACTAGAAAGCTGGTAAAGAAACCAGTGATGGTTATTCCTTATAGTGGTACGTTATTTGGTATTACAAAATCAATCAAAGAATATTTATATAAACATGATGTAGATCTACCTTGGGAAAAAGATAGCTTTGCACATAACTATTTTCTAGCCAGAAAAATTGTTGAGACTGTGAAAAAGGTATGTCCAAAGTCATCAATCATTATGAAATATTTAACAGACATTGCTAAATGTTATGGCAGTGAACATAAAACAATGAAGTGGAATACACCCTCTAAGTTTTATGTTAATCAGAATTATTTCATACAAAATATAAAAAGAATAAAGACTAAAATAGGCACTAGCACTGTGTACTTGTCACTTAATGAAGAGACTGAGGAGGTGAATAGTAATAAATCTACAAGAAGTTTTGCTGCTAACTTTGTTCATAGTCTTGACGCTGCTAATGTACATTTAGCATTGGATAAAAGTAATAAACAAGGACTTAAAAACTTTACTACGATCCATGATTGTTTTGGATCTACTGCTGCTGATATAGAAGAATTTATTTCTTGTGTAAAACAATCCTTTGTCGAAATGTACACATCCAATGTATTAGATGATCTATACGATCAGTCTGTAATGCAGTTAGATAAACCACGAAAACTACCGACACCACCAGATTTAGGGGAGTTTAATATCTGTAAAGTGTTAGACGCACTATATGTGTTCAGTTAGTAATAAAGGATGACAGAAATAAAATGTACGATACGATCAATGTTACGTCTAACGCAGACGATTTTAAAAGAAACTTTTAAAGAAAACATCAAATGATTAAACCAGAAATTTGTAACTTTACGACACCCGTGTGTCTATTGCAGTACGCATGGCTTGTAGAACCAGATACTAAATTCGATCAAGCTGGCTTGTGGCAGGTCGAATGTCTTATTGAACCAGAGAAAGCACAGGAACTTGAAGAGCAACTTAATGCACTGCTTGAAAGATGGAAGAGTCAACTTAAGATTGCTAATCCTAATAAGAAATATAAGCTTGCACCTGCTCGTTTTGGCTACGAAGAAGTTGATGGTGTCCCGTACTTCAGAGTGAAGACCAAGATGAAGGGTGGTGGTATTAGAGCAGACGGTACGCAATGGAAGAAAAGACCACCTGTTTTATATAACTCTGATGGTTCTCCTATGTCAGAAGAACAAAGACAAGCTGTTAATAAACTTGGTCCTGGTACTACAGGTCAGGTTAATTTGAGATGTAGTGGTTGGGAAGCACCTGCCTTTGGTGTTGGTATTAAGATTGAGCCAGAAGCAGTGATTATTCATAACCAAGTTGAGTACACTAAAACAGCACAAGGTTATGGGTTTGAAACAAAAGAATCCGAAGTCAAAGAAGAAGCTCCCAAAGTCCAAGGCTTTGAAACAGTTGCAGCAGGGGACGAATTTTAGAAGTAAGTTTGAAGCTGGTATTGCAGCGACATTACAAGCAGACAAAGTTCAATTCTCTTATGAAACACTCGATATTAACTACCAAATCAGTTGCACTTATAAGCCTGATTTCATCCTTGACAACGGTATCTGCATTGAAACTAAGGGATTTTTCTCAAAGGAGGACCGCAGAAAACATATTGCGATCAAGACGCAACGACCCGAACTAGATATACGATTCTGTTTTCAGAATAGTAAAACAAAATTGAGTCGTGGCAAAAGAAGTTTAACCTATGGTGCTTGGGCTACTAAGCATGGTTTTCTCTGGAGTCATGGCTCTATTCCCAGAGATTGGTATGAAGAACAAGAGCAATTATGTAAGGAAGACAAGCTGCCCTGAGTGTGGCAGCAAAGATAATATGGCTATCTATGATGACGGACATGGTTTCTGTTTCGGCTGTAGCTATACCTACCACCCACCAAAAGAAAGACCAAAGAAAAGTTTTATCAAGACTGTGAAGAAACCATTACTAAAATTTGTTACACCAAAAGCATTGCCAAAGCGTGGCATAACACAGGAGACATGTGAACTATTTAATTATGGGATTACAGAACACAACGGAGTACCTGTGCAGGTAGCAACATACGAAGATAATTTAGGAAGACCATCTGCACAGCATATACGCTATCAAAATAAAAGATTTATATGGTTAGGTGATGTCAGTAACCTACAGCTATGGGGGCAGAAGCTATGGAGACAACACAATACAGGTAAGATGTTTGTCACTATTACAGAAGGTGAGATAGATTGCATGTCTGTTTCACAGGCTCAAGGTAACAAGTATCCTGTAGTTAGTTTGCCTTCTGGTAGTCAGTCAGCTAATAAATATATAGCAGCAAATTTAAAATGGTTATCTCAATTTGTACGCATAGTTCTGTGCTTCGATAGTGACGAGCCTGGTATGGTTGCTGCCGAAAAAGCAATTAAAATCTTACCTGCTGGCAAGGCAGCTATATGTAGACTTCCAAGAAAAGATGCTAATGAAATGCTCCTCGCAGGAGAAGGGGAAGAACTTAGGGATCTGTTATTCAGGGCAACACCTGTTAGACCAGATGGAATACTTAACGCCAGTAACCTATGGCAAGAACTGACAAAGAAAGGTACTAACAGTGTCTGTCCTTTTCCATTTCCACAGCTTGATACCTTTACCAAAGGCTTTCATAAACAACAAATGATATGCATAGCTGCTGGTAGTGGCACTGGAAAATCAACTATATGCAGAGAATTGGCTCATCATTTTATAAAGAATGATCTGACCGTTGGATATATAGCTTTGGAAGAATCTGTGCAGAGAACGATGCAAGGCATCTTAGGTGTTGAGGTGAACAAACCACTACATCTTGAGGATAATATTGAACAAGAAACTTTAAAGCAGTCGTTTGATAGGTTGTTTGGAACAGGAAAACTATTCTTATATGATCACTTCGGTTCTATTGATCCAGATAGATTAGTTGAACAAATACAATATCTCGCTACAGCAGAGGGTGTGGATGTTGTGATCTTGGATCATTTAACAATAGTTGTGTCAGGAATCTCTGACCTAGATGAAAGAAGAGCCTTGGATGTAGTCTGTACCAAGCTTAGACAGGTGGTTGAATCTACTGGTATAGGTTTGATTGTTGTCTCTCACTTGCGTAGACCAGAAGGCAAAGGACATGAGGAGGGGAATCGTGTTAGTTTAAATCACCTTAGATCCAGTCACTCTATAGCCCAGTTGAGCGATTTGGTCGTTGCCTGTGAAAGAAACCAGCAGGGGGATGTAGCTGAAAGGGCAGAATTACAGTTGCGTGTGTTGAAGAATAGACATACAGGTATGACAGGTGAAATAGATAAATTATTGTATGACGATAAAACAGGAAGGTTAGTGCTTCCTTTAGACACTTACTTTGGGAACTGATGACTTTACTAATTGATGCTGATTGGCTGATCTATTCTTCATGCTGTGCCTGTGAACAAGACATCAAATGGGATGACAACTTACATACTTTGCATGCTGATGAAAGAGATGTACATGAAATGATTGATGGCAGAATTGCACACTATCAAGCTTTAGCAGAAGACAAAGAAGATGTTGTTATGTGCTTTACCCAGTACCCAACCTTCAGACATACGATCTACCCAGAATATAAAGCCAACAGAAAACATAAAAGGAAACCATTAGGGCTAGGGAAAATTATTGAACAGACAAAAGAACGATATCAATTTGAAAGTTATGAAGGCTTGGAAGGTGATGATGTCATGGCAATACTTGCCACCAGTAAAAAATATCCTGATCCTATAATCGTGTCAGTTGATAAGGACATGAGATCTGTGCCCTGCACCCTGTTAGCAGGTGATGATCTTGAACTTATAACCAGACGTAAAGCTAATAGACATTGGATGATACAGGCTCTTACAGGTGACTCTACTGACAATTACTTTGGTATAGATAAGGTAGGTCCAGTAACAGCAGAGAAGATACTTGGTGATGCTAAAACACTTGAAGAGATGTGGGAAAAGGTAGTAGAAGCGTATGAGAAAAAGAAATATAACTTTGCTGATGCTGTTCTTAATGCACAACTGGCAAGGATACTAAGAGATGGAGACTTTGACTTTCAAACAGGTGAAGTATCTCTGTGGACTCCTTAAAAATATAAAGGCTCTATACTTTATTATCAAAAGTGAACTACAATACTTATAAATCTTATTAATCATGTCATCTGAAAAGCTTCCAGTGATTACAGATGAATTGATCTTTGCCTTAGATCAAATCTTTCCTAACCGCCATCCTGACTTGTCTTTATCTGATAGAGAGATATGGTACAAAGCAGGGCAGAGGTATGTTGTGGATTACCTGATTGAACAACAGGCAAGACAAAAAGATACCATGCTAACAGAATCAGTACTGGAGAATTAGTTATGTGTGCAGGAAGACCAAAACCACCACCATTACCAGAGCCACAACCTACTGCACCAAGGCCAGAAAAAACTGCTGAGCGTGTAGTTATTGGTAATAAAAGAACAAAGAAAAAACAAACTCAGCGAAATCGAGCACCTTTAGGTACTAGATCTTTACAGATACCTTTGCTTGATGAGAGACGAACTAACGCTGGTAATTTAAGGTATTAACTATGTGTATAGGCAGAGATAGAGAACTTTACTACTCAAAAATTGCAAAAAATAGAAACGCTGCACCTACTGTTACTGGTACGCAAATTGGTGTAGATAATCCTATTGATACAAAAAAAGTTACTGAACAATTAAAAATAAAGAGATTAGATGAACTAGAAAAAATTAATAAACCTTTAACAGGTAGAGGAAGATCACCTTTTGACTTAAGAGTCTAATGAATTATTCAAACCAACAAGGACAGACTGCTGCTGGAAGATATGCACAACTACAAAGTGCAAGATCTACTTTTGATAGAGAAGCAAAGGAATCATCAAAACTAACCATACCTAGTCTTATACCAGAAAGCACAACAGGTACCAGAGCAAAGATAAAAACTCCCTTCCAGGCTGTAGGTGCCAGAGGTGTGAACAGCCTTGCATCTAAACTTTTATTTGCATTACTACCACCATCAACTGCTTTCTTTAAACTTAGTATTGATAGTCTTGAACTGCTGAAGCAAGGACAGGAAGGATTAGAGACAGAGATAGATAAAGGATTACGAACAATAGAAACAGCTTTGATGAATGAGATAGAGATCTCAAATGACAGAGTGGCAATGTTTGAAGCACTCAAGCATCTCATTGTTGGTGGGAATGTTCTTCTCTATCTCACAGATGACGGACTAAAAGTATATCCACTATCAAAGTTTGTATGCAAGCGTGATGCTGTTGGTAATGTATTAGAAATTATTACACAGGAATCAGTAAGCCCTAATGCACTGTCACCAGAGTTCTTGGAACAGATTAAAAAGAAAGAGAACTATGACGAGAAGACAATGGATAGTGAACTTGATATATATACACACATCAAGAGAGTAAATGATGACTTCATGTGGCATCAGGAGTGTAAGGGAGAAAAGATACCTGGTACTGATGGAAGGTCAAAAGTAGATGTATCACCTTGGATAACACTCAGGTTTGTTCGTATTGATGGTGAAGACTACGGCAGAGGATATGTTGAAGAATATAGAGGAGACCTGATTAGTTTAGAAGCTTTGATGCAAAGTGTTATAGAATGTGCGGCAGCTAGTGCAAAAGTATTATTTCTTGTAAATCCTAATGGGATTACCAGGGCTAGTACATTAGCAAAGGCTCCCAATGGTGCCATAAGAGAAGGTAGTGCAGCAGATGTATCTGTGATGCAGGTAGGTAAGGCTGCTGATTTGTCTGTTTCTTTTAGTACTATTCAAAGAATTGAATCAAGACTAGAATATGCCTTCCTTATGGCTAGGTCTGTACAAAGAGATGCAGAAAGGGTAACAGCAGCAGAAGTTACCATGATGGCTAATGAATTAGAGAACAGCCTTGGTGGTATCTACAGCATCCTGACTCAGGAGTTTCAACTACCATATCTAAAACGTAGGATGCATATGCTCGTTCGTTCTGGTAAAGCACCGAAGCTACCAGAAAAATTAGTCAAACCTAAGATAGTCACTGGGGTACAAGGTCTTGGTCGTGGTAATGATCGTAATAAGCTTATTGAGTTTATCGGTACAGTAAGTCAGGCTTTAGGTCCAGACATTATGAGGCAGTTTGTAAACGTGGACGAAGCTATAAAACGGTTAGCAAATTCTATTGGTATAGATACTGCTAACCTAGTGAAGACACAGGAGGAGATACAGGCTGAGATGCAAGCTATGCAACAGCAGCAACTTATCCAAAGTCTCGGATCTGCTGCTCTTGGATCACCATTACTTGATCCTAAAAACAATGCACAAGCACAACAACTAACGGAGCAAACTAATGCCAACGAAGAAGCCTGATCAACCTAAAACTGATACAGCAAAAGCTGTTGTAAGTAAGTTAGGTGTTAATGATCAACCTAAGAAAACTAGTCCTAGAGTGGTCGAAACTAAGAATGGACGTACAATGACCTATAACTAATAAATTTTTATGACTTCATCACAGGTAAATGTTTCAGAGACACCACCAATGTCTCAACAAGATTTAGAAACACTAGCTAAAAATGAAACTGATGATAACGGTCTTATACTTGGAAAGTTTAAATCAGTAGAAGATCTAGCTGCCAGCTATAAAGAACTTGAAGGTAAGCTAGGACAGGTAACAGAAGAAGATCAACCACCATCAGAAGAAGAAGAAACAGAAACTATTGACAGTACTGAATTTAATGCAGAAGAGTTTTATGGTGATGGCCTTGCTTCTGTATTAGAAGAAGTTGGTATTGATCCACAGGAGATCTCTACCAGATTTGAAGAGACAGGTGAAATAAATGAAGATGATTATGCAAAGTTAGGAGAAGCAGGGTTCTCTAAACAGGTCATTGATACCTACCTTGATGGATTGAGGGGTGGTGCAGCAGCAAGTGAAGACATAGCCACTGCACAGATACAAGGTATTAAAGATTCAATCGGTGGTGATGACAACTACAGTAAGATGGTGTCATGGGCTATAGAAAATCTCCCTGCTGATGAGGTTAAGGAATTTAATAACTTAACTGAAACAGGAAATGCAACTGCAATTAAGTTTGCAGTACAAGGACTTTATACACAGTATCAAAACGCTATGGGTGTTGAACCAAGTTTAGTTACAGGTCGTGCTTCTCAAAGTGGACCTACACCATTCAGATCTACAGCAGAAGTAGTTACTGCTATGTCAGATCCACGCTATGGTAAAGATGTTAGCTACACCGAAGATGTACAAAGACGCTTGGGTGGTAGTGACGTATTCTCTAACCGTTAATTATGGCTAACACACCTACTAATCCTAAGCTTTATGCAAGGGTAAAGTCAGAAGCAAAGCGGAAGTTTAAAGTTTATCCTTCTGCTTATGCCAATGCGTGGTTGGTTAGAACTTATAAAAAACGTGGTGGAGGTTATCGTAAAACTTAATCATGCCTTTATCTAAAAAACAAAAACAACTAGACAAAACTGGTGATGGCAAAATCACCAGAGAAGATCTTATGATCCTTCGTCAATCCAAAAAGAAAGGTAAAAAGAAAAATGGCAAAGCTTAATCTTAGCCAGATGAAAAAGCTGAAGGCACATTCAGTTCATCACACACCTAAGCACATGAATCTTATGAAGAAGCTTATGCGTGAAGGTAAAACATTTAAAGCTGCACATACTGCTGCACAAAAACAAGTAGGAAAATGAGTCTTACCAGATGGTTCAAGGAGAAGTGGGTAGATGTTAAAACAGGTAAACCCTGTGGAAGACAAAAGGGAGATCAACGTGGCTACCCTGCTTGCAGACCATCAAAAAGAATCAGTAGTAAAACACCAAAGACTACAGGTGAAATGAGTAGTAAAGAGAAGGCAAGATTTAAAGCAGAGAAGACCAGCAGTAAAAGAATTTCTTACAATCACAAAAGGAGAAAAGGACGAAAGAGTTTAAAGATTGCATAACAGTGTTATATTTTAATTAACTGCTTATCTTTCCTTTATGTCGAAGGGAGTATCTCTTACCAAGAAGGATAAAGATCCCACAGGGGGTCTTACTGCTTCTGGTCGTAGAAAATACAACCGAGCAACAGGTGGAAACTTGC